TCGTTTGTAAAGATTTCGTGTCCGATATGTCCGTTTACTAGGTAAACACACCCATGCCCGAAATGCCCGAATAGCGGCCATTGTTCCAATCGTCCGGGTATGTCGGTAATGTCCGATCTTGTCCGCCCCCACCCCCCGACCCGAACAAGCGTTCGAACATACATCATTGAATCGGACATATGGTGCAAAGACCCCATAAGGGTACAAACCACCCCACCCCGCCCAACCCTCCCAAATCGGACACAACCCGCACTATCGAACGTATGTCCATTGACGCTTCAACCGTTGAATCTTCAACCATCTGGGGGCCACGGCTATGACCCACCCCCTGCCCCCGCACCCCCCCTCCTATCATGATGATATGGCTGGGTTTGATTCCTGTCATGTGTACTAGTTGTGGGCTAGTATGGGGTTGTGGTGAATCGTTGGCGTGCTGTTCGTCGGCAGCGGAATCTTGTGTTGGACCTGGATTTGGACAGGTTGTTGGTTTTGGCTGCTCGTTCTGCGAATATGTCTGTTAATGGTTTTGTTACGGCCTTAATTGAGGAGGCTTGTGGTGCAGGTACTAATTCAGGATTCGGCGGTTGTGACGGAACTTCAGCGGAGGGCGATTGTGCTGGATTGTCCGGTGGGGGATTTGGTGACGGCGATGTTGTCGGTGTGTCTGGTGAGGGACGACATTTAGCGTGAAGGCTGCTGATCTTAGGAAGTGGGAGAAGTATTTCGAGGCCCGTAATGGGGGTGTGGCTGTTGAGGCTGCGGCTCGTCGGGCGAAGCTGAGTGCTTCTACGGCTTATAGGTTTGAGCGGGGCGACCCTGGTTCTGGGGGTTTGATTGCTGCTGCTGATCTTGGGATCACGATGGTGGCGGGAAATCTGGTGGCTCCTCCGTTGTCGGCTGAGGCTCAGAGGGCTTTGGACGATTTCGCTTATTTCCGGTTGCGTTATTTTGGTCGTAAATCTACTCCGTGGCAGGAACGTGCAGCATATGAGTTGCTGAGGGTTCTTGAGGACGGGTCGAATGAGCGCAAGTTTGTGGTGATGAACGAGCCCCCTGGTTCGGGTAAGTCCACTTTGTTTACTCACGACATCCCTGCTTGGTTGATTGTCAGGGATCGCACTATTCGTATTCAGATTGGCAGCCGTACGGAACGCCAGGCCCGAATGTATGTGGGTCGTATTAAGCGCAGTCTTGAACGTGAGGCTCCTTTGCGGGCTAATGCTGACGACTTGGCTAGGGGTATTGGGTTTGATGCTGAGGCTTGTGTCATGGATGACTTTGGGGCGTTTAAGCCTGAGGGTCGTACGGACATTTGGCGTGCTGAGGCGCTGGTGGTGCGGCAGTTGGATGGGGTGCAGTTGGATGACAAGGAACAGACTGTTTCGGCTTGGGGTCAGGACTCTGGCTTCCTGGGTGGCCGTTATGACTTTGTTATCTGGGACGACCTTGTTGACCGCAAGAACATGAAGACCGAAGAAGCCAGAGAGAACTTGAAGGAATGGTGGGATGGAGAGGCTGAATCCCGAGTCGAACCTGGCGGTCTGCTGCTTCTGCAGGGCCAGCGAATCCAACACAATGACCTATACCGCCATTGTTTGGACAAGAAGAAACTGGACGAGACACCCAAGTACAAGCACATCGTTTACAAAGCCCATTACGAGGAGTTGTGCAACGGTGACCATGACGGGCTAGAGCCGTGGCCCAAGTCATGCCTGCTGGACCCCCATCGCTTGCCGATGTCCCACCTCGAAACCCTCAAGCACAATAACCCTCGCTCTTTCGCGGTCATGTACCAGCAGGAAGACGGCGACATCGTAGGTGGCTTGGTCGATCCGGCCTGGATTACAGGTGGTCTGGACGCTGAGGGCTACCCTGCCGCTGGATGCTTGGACAAGGAACGCGGCTTGTTGACCGTGCCAGAGCATTTGCTCAACGGCGAAGGCTGGTCTTTTGTCACAGTCGATCCCTCTCCTACCGAATGGTGGGGCGTCATCTGGTGGGTGTACGACCCAGACTCCGAGAACCGCTACATCATCGACTTGCACAAGCGGCGCATGAACCCAGAGCAGTTCCTATCGCTAGACCTTGACACATTTGAATGGTCAGGCCTCTTATCTGACATGTATCGCGAAGGCAACGACATTGGCGCTCCAATCCGCCATGTCGTAGTCGAAGTTAACGCCGCCCAGAGGTGGTTGCTCAACCAACCCCACGTTCAAAAGTGGTCTGCCATGACCGGAGTAACGTTCGTGCCGCACACCACCAGCATCAACAAACAAGACCCCAAGTACGGTCTTGAATCTATTGGTGATCTGTTCCGGCAGGGCCGTATTCGTATGCCGTGGGCCGACATTAACTCGCGAAACCGACTCAGTTACTTGATTGAAGAGGCAACCAAGTATCCTGAAGCAGACACAACAGACTTGATTATGTCAACGTGGTTCCACAAACTAGCCATTGAGAACCTCTATACTCCGAGAAGGAGTGGTATGTATCAGATGAGCCGCCCAGGATGGATGGGCAACGTCCAGCGAGGAATTGCATGAAGTCAATCGAAGAAATCCTGGCTCTCTACAAGCAGCGCGTCGCCTTTTACGGGCCCCTGCACTCAAAGATGCGGCTTATCCAGTCGATCTACAATGGCACCGCTGAGATTCCGCTTCCCGATATGGAGCGGTCTGAGATGCCTTCCGTTCCTAACCTGCTTGCGGCGGGTGTCGATCAAATGGCTGGACGTATCGCATCGGTAACACCGAACGTTATCTTTGCGGAGAAGACCCCGAACCGTACCGAGAAGCGCCGAGTGGGTACAGCGTCGCGGGTTGTCACGGGCTGGTGGCAGGAAGACCGCCTCATGATGAAGATGAAGCAGCGGTCCCGCCACCTCATCGCTTATGGCATGAGCCCCGTGGTTATCCGCTGGAAGAAGGACCGTCCTACGTGGCATGTGCGCCACCCCCTTGAGACTTTCCCATCCACGGATATTGTTTCCGGTCAGGTCAAGCCCACCGATTGCATTTTCGCGTACCGTCGTTCTGTTGCTTGGCTCCGCTCAATGGGCTACGGGCAGCAAGTAGCGTCGGTTACAGGCAAGTGGGATATGTCCGACGACGCCTCAATGCTCCTTATCGAGTACATTGACGGCAACGGCACACAGTTGATCCTCACTTCCTACAGCGAGGGCAACGATATTGGCTCCATGTGGGAGTCCAGCGGCAAGATGCGCGGCGTCATTCTCGAATACATCGACACTTCCGACATCGAAATGCCCGTTACGGTTCCTATGCGTCTCACTCTTGATGGTGCGGCAGGCCAGTTCGACAACATGATCGGCATGTACTTCATGCAGGCCCGCCTTATGGCGCTAGAGACGATTGCCGTGGAGAAGGGAATCTTCCCTGACACCTACATTGTGTCTCGCCCCGGCGAGATCGGGCGCATTATCGACGGCCCCCACGACGGACGCACCGGCCTTATCAACATTATTTCCGGTGGCGACATCCGCACAGAGCAGCCGCAGCCCGGCTATCTAACTAATCCGACGATTGACCGGATTGAGCGGAACCAGCGCGTGACTGCGGGCATCCCAGCAGAGTTTGGTGGCGAGTCTTCTACCAATATTCGTACGGGTCGCCGTGGCGACGCTGTTCTTTCAGCGGTTATTGACTTCCCCGTGGCTGAGGCGCAGGAAACTTTCTCGTTTGCTCTTGAGGAAGAGAACGAGATCGCTATTGAAATGGCGAAGAAGTTTGCTGGCGATAAGACCACAACTATTTACGTGGGTACAGGTAACGCTACTAAGGCTGTGACCTACACTCCGAATCAGGTTTTCCCTGATGTTGAGCATGTGGTTTCGTATCCGGCAGCCGGAACTGACGTAAACAGCCTCCTTATCGGTTTGGGGCAGCGCATCGGCCTGGGCATTATGTCTAAGGAAACCGCTGCGTCGCTTGATCCGTTTATTGACAACCCTGAGGTTGAGCACGACCGGATCATTGCCGAGGGCTTGGAGCAGGCGCTTGTGGCGTCTATCCAGCAGCAGGCAGCGGGTGGACAGATTCCTCCGCTGGTGCTGGCTAAGGTGATGTCAATGGTCAAGAGCGACCGTATGGAGATTGCTGAGGCTATCCAGAAGGTTACTGAGGATGCGGCTGAGGAGCAGCGTCGGGCCGAGGAAGAGGCCATGATGGAACAGCAGGGCGGTATGGGCATGGAGCAGGCTCTTGCTGGTGCCACGATGGGTTCCATGATGGGTCCTGAGGCAGCGGCTCAGATGCAGTCTCCAATTCCTGGCGCTGGTCAAGGCATGGAAGACCTTGGTTCTTTGCTGGGGGCGTTGCGCCGCCCGGCTATGACTGTTGCTCCCATGCGTGGAGTTGAGAGGGGTGCTGTGTAATGCCGCGTGGTGGTGAGCGTCGAGGTACGCAGGGTAAGGGTTATTCAAACCGTACTGATCTTGCGGTGGATTATGCGCCTGGTGGCAATCCTGCTACGGGTGGTTTGGCAGCGCCAGCGCAGCAGCAACCGATTATGGGTCCTGCTATTGGTGCGGATCAGGTTCCTAATCTGGGTGATCCGACGATGCGCGCAAGCGAGCCTGTAACTGCAGGTCTTGATATTGGTCCTGGCGCTGGTTCTGAGGCTATGGGGCCGATGCCGCCGCCGCCGATGGACCCTATCCGTCAGGTTCTTCAGGCTATGCTTCTTCAGGGTGGCAATCCTGATGTTGTTCGTCTTCTTAACCGGCTTGATTACGAAGGACGTTAATGAGTCAGCAGCCGTATGAATGGCAGGACTGGTCGCAGGTACGTTTCCCTCCTCCGTATGAGGAGCCGTCAACTGCGAGTGCGCCTAGTCGTGATTTGCGTAGCACTTCCGTTGCGGATATCAATGTGCGCGAATACAGCAAAACAAGTCGTCCGCTTATTATGCGCGCAAAGATGTGGGACGACAACGGGTATTACATTAACGGTCCTACGTTTCAGCCGTGGAATCATGCCAAAACACAGATGGATGCCATTCGCGCTATTACTGCGTCGTGGAATGATCCAACTCGCCGCGCTGCGGTTGACACGTTTCAGACCTATGTGAGCCGTTATGGTCACACGAATTCTCCTGGCGTGCTTTGGGGTATTGCACAGTTGGGTATTGATCCAGAGTCAGACGTTGTTAAGCAGATTCTTCAGAGTGACGCTGATGAAGTTCAGCGAGAGAATCGTCAGAGCCAGCCAATGCGTGCTGGCTCGCCTGTAGCAAACGAGGATGTTGAAGAAGCGGCTAGCCTGTGGGAGCCACTTCAGTTTATTTCTCGTAACGCTTTTTCTGTGCTTTCGTCGGGCATGGAGGCTGTGCAGGGCAGCATGAGGATGATTGGTGGTGCTGTCGCTAATGATGATATGACTGCGGCTGAACGTGCTGGTCAAATTCTTGGCGCTACGGCCGGTTTGTTTGCTGGTCCGCTGACTGGTGCGATTGTTGCTGAGGGCGAGGATGAACCTGACAATCCGTTTGGTAATCCTTGGTCACAGACTGATTTTGGTCAGACTCTTGCTCTTGCGCGCGAGATCGGTTTTGACGCATTTACTTCTGGTCAGGCAGGGCTTGATATTCGGCGCGCAGATCAGGAACTAGCGGAACTTGATCCTAATTTTCAGAATCTTACGCCTGATGAGCGTACCGCTATGGCTGAAGCGTACGCACAAGAGAACGAGTATTACTCGCAGCCTGGTTGGTTTGTTGACGAAACGAGTATTGTTGGTGAGCGTCAGCGACGCCGCACGTTTAACACGTGGGCCATTCCTGGTCCCGATAATGAAATGACTGCCTGGACAATTGGGCGCGGCATTGCATCAGCAACGGTAGGCGCAGATAGCGAAGCCTACGGAACGATGTCGGGAGCGATTGACGCTGTTGCCGCAATTGTTACTGACCCTCTTACTTATCTTCCGGCTGTCGGTTTGCCGTCTAAGGCTCTATCCGCTGTTACAGGCGGGGTGTGGAAAATTGGTAAGGCTGGGGATGAATGGCGTGCTGTTCTCCGACGCATGAATGAGGTCGGTCAGGAAGCGCAGCGACTTAACGCCGCTGGGGATCAAACCGCTGCCCGACAAATCGCAGTTGAAGGTTTGACTGAGTATTTGGGGCGTCCACCTACGGCGCGTGAAGTTGCTGATGTTGTTGACGGTATTGTTTTCAACGTTGACCCTACTGATCTTAAGAATATGGGGATTGACGAAGTAGCGGAAATGACTCGCGCTGCGCGTGAAGTTGATCTGACTAGCCAGCAACTTGACGCCGCTAAGCCTGATACTGAGGCCGCATACACTTATGTACGGACTGCGCGACGCGAAATTCTTGAAGGCGAATCAACGCAGCGGTTTATTGATAGTAATGTGAAGTCTACTGGCGGCACCAGCCAGGTTGCTCCGCTTGCTGATATTTGGGATGACTTTGTTGCGTTTGGTCAGCAGAACCCGAATGTTAAGCCGAGTGATTACATGGCGCAGCGATTTGGGCTTAGCCCCGAAACTGGACTACCGGCAGAAAACGCAGCGGATAGTTACTACCAGTTTCTTGAAGTGTTCGATATGTACCGAACATTTGCCGCTGGACGTAAGGCTCCTCTTAGCCGTTCCGTAGATGATTTTGCTGTTGTTTTGCGTGACGCCGCTAGTGACACTCGTAGCGTTAAGCAAGCAAAAGATATTGACCAGACTAAGTTGGATTCTGACGCGGTTGCGCTTATGGTGCGGCCCGAAGCAGATAGGCAATTGGAAGAACTTGAAAGCCTTAATCTACACGGTGTTGTTGTAGACGGTGTTCCTTCCGCTGATGCTGGTGTACTTGGAGCGTATGGACCTGACGGTGGGGTGTTTTATTTCTCTGGGTCGGCTCGCAGCAAACTAAACATTGCTGATGGTCAGGAAGTTATCCCGCCTAAGGTTCGCGAGGCCGTTGTCAATAGGCTGATGCAAGTCGCAGAACGTGACGATATGCGGCTTACTGAAGACATTATTGACATTGATTTCGACACGATTCCAGGCCAGGTGTATCGCCAGATTTCAGCGGCTACAGATGCCCGCGGTTTTATGAACGAGTTGTTTAGTGATGAAACACTTACTTACAATGGTCTATTGAAGGCTGCCGCGCTTGTTGGTTTTGATGCTGTCCTTGATGACATTATGCGTACGGCTATTAAGAAGAACCGTATTGACGGTATTACAAATGTTGATGGTGTACCTGGGCGTACATGGCTGGGCAATAACCCAAACGTAAATGGTTACGGCATTTCACCTGATGTGAGAGAGTCTATTGGACAGGTACGAGGGATGCCTGACCCGGTTACCGCGCTTGATGAAATTGGTATCGGGGCGCGCACTACTGCTCCGCTTGGATACCGCAGTTTGACACCGTTTGACCTAGACGTTCAGCGCATTGGTAAGTACGAGTCCGGTATGAACAACCGCGACCTGCTGAGTCAGTTCCGTAGCGACGCGATTTTTAATGGCTACCGCCGCCAGGAAGAACTTAAGACACAGATTGATTCTCTAAACGCTGAGTGGACTGATCCGGTAGCGAAGTTTAAGAGTGTTGTTGGTTGGCACTCTGGTATGCGGCACCACCCCGTAAACGGTTTTACAACCGACGAGCGTGGCGTACGAGCGTTTCTGTTCGGCATGGGGCCAATGTCTGCTCTCGGTAATCGTGCTCTTGGTGTGCTTGGTGATTTTGTCCCTCAGGATGCGCGCGCTGCTGCGATTGCTGCGCGGGATAAGGCTGCGACTCTTGGGCGCAATAATCCCGAGTATGCACCTCTTATGAAGGAATACACCAATCTTGTCGATGACGCTATTGGTGAATTGATCCTTGTTACAGGTAGCAAGTGGTCGGCTGATTTGTACCGCGAGGTTGCAGAGAACGCAATCAACGGTGGCGGCAAGTCTGGTCTTATTGACATTTTGGCCCCGCGTCTTGGTGTTGATATTAGCGAGGGCGATATCTCTAAGACTATTGTGAGTAGGAATAAGGACGGCAAGACTTGGCTTAATTCACGGCGTACTGTTATGCCTAAGGTGCACCGCATGTTGGGCCAGATGCCTACTGCGCGTAAAGTTAATTTGCAGGACGCACGCGATGTTGTCGATAACGCAATTCTTTATGGTCGCTATGCCGGTGTTGACGAAAAGGAAATTCGTAGTCGTATCGGCGCTGTTATGCGAACTAGCGGCACAGTAGAAGAAGGCCTTGTTGCTCGTAACGCGCTGAAGGAAATTCTTGATCTATCGGCGGTAAAGATGATTGAGAATATCGAGGCGTCTGGCGTTACTAAGGTGCTATTCCGTGGAGAAGCCGGTCAGCGCCGTAAAAAGGAAATTATCAACGCGATTAAGGACTCTACTGCGCTTTACATCGGCGGTAAGTACAAGGCGCGTGACGGTGACATAAACGAGGCTGTTGCTCTTGGCGCAGACATCCGTAAGTTTGTTACTGCAAGCGGCAACGAGTACATCATGCCGAATCCGAAGTTGGATGCTGAACTAGCGGACGGATTTGTTGGTCTTCCTGGCGTTGAAGAGTGGGGCGCTGGCCTGCGTAGAATTACGCTTGCGCTGGATCGTTTGCCAATGGTCGGTAATACGGCAGATGCGGCGCTTCAGTTCTACAACAATTTCTTCCGTACATCACTACTTGTGTTCCGTGGAGCGTACGTTATTCGCAACCTTGCAGAAATGCAGGTCCGCATGTTCCTTAACGGACACGAAAGCATTTTTAACAGTCCCGCAACTATCCTTGCTATGACTGTTGGCGATGAGTGGTGGTCACGCAAGGTCGCTAAGTACGCCACTAAGCGCGAGGAAGCGGTTACTACTCTCCGCGCTCAGTTGAATCGGGACCCGCTAGATGATGAGATTGAGGCGCTTGCTGGGCCTGCTCCTAAGATGCCGTCAATGCTTGCCTCGTTTGACAAGTACAAGAACACCGTTCTTGACACTAGTTTTAATACTGGGATGGATGCGGAACTAGCAGCGGCTAACCGTGTGACAGATTTCTGGGGTCTTCTCCGTGAGTCCCATTCTTTGACTGATCCGCGCGTGTATTCGTCCGGTATCCGTCAAGGCTGGGATGCGGTGGAGTACGGTAGCCAAAACTTCACTAAAGGCTGGGCTAATGAACTAATTATGTTGCAGCGGTCTGAGGTTGTTCGCTTGGTTGTTGGCAAGCCAGATCAGCAGCAGTTCGCCAGCCTTACCAACGGAACCGCTGGCATGGATGTCCAGAAGTCAATCGCCAATGACCTTATGTACTCTAATAAGTACGAAGGTTTGCGGCGTCGGCTTATTGCTGCCGATGAAGAGTATGGGCGTATTCTTCAGGACGAAGAGGCTGTACTGGAGTACCTATTCCGCAACCCCAATAGCATTTTTAACAAGGTGCTTCTCTACACGAACAATGATCCGCGCCTGGTGAACTTCATTGCTAGCGGCAAGTTGTCGTACGCGGATGGTGGGGTGCTATCCCCGAATAGTTTTACCGATGTACGCAAGCGTATTTCTGCTTTCCGCGCTGTACTTGACGACCATTTCTCAGGTGACGACTGGGCTAACCATTTCCGTGCTGCTAATGGTGGGATGGGTGCCCGTGTTCCATTTATTGAGACAATGGATTCGGGACAAGGGAACGCACTTGTTAATCGGTTCTTTGAGATTTCGGCAAAGATTGAGCGGCTCGGAGCGGTAGGCCCAGAGTTCCGTATGGCCTACTGGGATCGAATCGCTGACCTGGCTCCCAGCCTGCGGGGTAAGGACGTTGATCGTGCGCTGAAGGCTGCGGAAACAACTCTTGGTCCTATCCAGAACGCTGTAGGCAAAAAGATTGGGCGCACACATAAGGCGTGGGGCGCGCTAAACAAGTCCAAGGAAAACGGCACAGAGGGCTTTATGACTCTGAACGAACTCCATGAGGCAGCGATGAAGTATGCTGCCGACGAGGTTGCTGGACTGTTTTACGATGCTGCTCGCCGTAACAATCTTTGGTACGCGCTACGGGTTGCAATTCCGTTTGGTCAAGCGTGGGGCAATACGCTAACGCAATGGACTAAGTTGGGCGCTAAGAGGCCGCTGAACATTTACAAGGCGCAGAAGTTGTTTAACGCGCTTCAGGAAGAGCAGTCAAACGCTATTTACGAGGCTGGGCAGCAGTTTGGCCCGTTGAGTGCTTACGGCAAGTACGAGCCTGGGTACGCTCCGTGGGAGCGAGATTCGCAGGGTGGCTTCTTCTACACCGACGATTTTGGTGACACGGTGTTTGAGGTTCCCTTTGCCGGGCGCGCGCTAGGCATGGGCGCCAACGTTCTTGCCAGAATGAATGGTGTGGATGCTGGACCGCTGCTTGAGGCTAATGCGTCGGTGCAGTCTCCTGTCACTTCGCTTAACCTAGCCCTTGGTGGCGATAGTGTTTTGCCTGGATTTGGTCCAGCGGTTGCTTTCCCGCTGGGTGCGGACATTGTTCCTGATAACAAGATGACTGGGTGGTTGCGTCAACAGGTCGCTCCGTTTGGCGATAAGCAGATTCTTGAGAGTGGTACTCCTGCGTGGTTGCAGAAGGTCGTTGGTGGCGTTCAGGCCATTCCTGTTGTGGGTGGTGTGGCTTCGTCGTGGACTAGTTCGTTGTATCCGGCGATGAAGAACCGCAACATCAATGACGCTATGGCTATTTTGTCAACTACTGGAAACTATCCAGATTTGATGACTAATCCTGTTACTGCTCGCCGGTTTAAGGAAGATGCTGAGGAATTGGCAGCAGCGACGATGCTAATGACAGGCATGATGCAGAATGTTATGCCTAGTACGCCGCTTCCTGAGGGTGCTGTTCGGTTCCCTGTGGGTGAGGGTGAGGAGCAGACTACTGCTCAGTACACGCTCGGCTTGGTGAATTCGCTGTTCCAGCAGTATCAAGTTAATAACATGGGCGATCGTACGGCAGCGGTTGAGGAAATGATTAAGGACCTTGGCCCTTATGCTGCTTTTGCTCTTGTGGGTAACTGGGCGGGTTACACGCGGCTTCCCACATCGCAGGCTCTTGATTGGGCTTATGACAATCCTGAGATCGCGGCGGCAAACATTGACTTGTTTACGATGTTTTTCCCGCAGGGCGATTCGTCTGATGTTCGGGCTCGCCGCTGGCTGAGGGATCACACGTTTGGTGAGCAGCAGCGCAAGAATCCTGATGAGGCGTTTGCGGAAGCGGTTGGGTTCCTTAGCGGAACTCAGTTGGCTCGTATTAGCAGTATGGAAAACGCTGGCGAAATGTCAGCGGACCAGGCTGCTGACGCTAGGGATGCGGTGCGTAAGCAGTATTTGGCTGTTGATGATCCTGCTGGCACGTTCCTTGACCGCACGATGGAACTTGAGCAGATTAACGATTTTGTTAACAGATACGGTGAGATTCAGCAGAGTCAGGCTGGCAAGGCATTTATGATTGCCTGGAGCCTTCGAGAGAAGGCTTTGCTTCATACTCGCGCATGGACTGGCGATGAGGACGCTGGGCTTGGTTCTGAAAAGGCCACCCCAGTAAGGAACGAATATTTCCGACAGTTGGATACTCTTATTCAGCAGTATCCTGACTTTAAAATTCTTGGGAACCGTCTTCGTAAGGAATGGGAGTAAGAGTGGCCCCGGTAAGGTTCAGCGACGGTAGAAGCACCTACATCCCCAATACGGTCCCTGGGGCGCCTGCTGGGGTCCGAACGCCAGGGTCCCTAGCCAACCAAGCCCTGTCGGTTTATAGCCGCCCTAACTGGGCTGTAGGGCTTTCTGCTGACCGTGCGGCGGCGCAGGCGGCTTTGAACCAGCGGCTTATTCAAGAGGCTATGGAGCGTGCGCGTGAGCGTGCGGAGGAAATCCGTAGGCAGATTGAGGAGCGTCGTAGGAAACTGGAAGAGGAGCAGGCTGCTCGGGATCAGATGGAAGCCCGTGGCGGTATGGGAACTTTGGGCGCTGTTCCTCCTGCCCAACGCGGTTTGCCTACGGTGATTCCTAGTGCAAGTCAGGGAAGTTATCTTTCTACAGGCGAGCGAGCCGATATGGAGCGTAACGCTGTCGATATTAACGCTGGTGACGTTAGTCTTTCTCCCGTTTCGGTGTCTAGCGATTTCCGCACAGATAACAAGGCTCTTGCGGACAGCATGGCCGCTAAGCGCGGCATGGAAGTTATTGATCTTGGCAATGGTCTTTATGGTTTGCGTGATCCGCGTCAAGAGCCGGGGTTGCTTGGGGCTGAGGGTTGGACTCGTCGCGTAATTCCTGGGATTGTTTCTGACCGTATGTACCAGTCTGCTCAGCGCCGTGATCTTATGGCTGAGAAGACTGAAATGTATGAGGGCAGCCCTAACTTTAAGGAACTTGCCTTGCGGTACGAGGGCGATGACATGGAGCGGTATTGGTCTAATGTGCATAGGGCACAAATCAATATTTGGGGTGATCCGGTCGCAATTACTGAGAAACGGTTTACTGGTCGTTACGACGAAAACGGAATGAAGATTTATGATGACGTAACGGTTGGTTGGGATTGGGATGCTGATGTTGAAGCCCCAATGCAGGACCCTAATACTGGGGCGCTTCTGTCTCCAGCGGACTCAAATAGGCCGTCTTATCTCGGGATGATTCCTGGCGATATCGTTGTAAATCTGCCTCCCCGTCCAGCGGCAGACGCCGATATTGATGAGTGGCGGCGTTACTACAACGGTCTTAAATCTTCTGTTGCTACGCCGCTGTATAAGCCGGAGTCACCTATGGAGACATTGCAGCGCATGGATGTTAAAAGTCGTGCGCGTTTCCAGAAGCAACTTGTTGCAGCACAGTTGATTTCTACGGATGAAACAATTATTCCAGGGCAAATGGATCAAACCACGCTTGAGACTATGGCTGGTCTTATGGCTGAGGCCAATTTTGCTGGCATTACCTGGGAGGTTCGTCTTTCGCAGGCGCTTCAGGAGGCCGCTATCCGTAAGGCCGAAAGTAGCGGTGGCGGCGGGTACGGCGGCGGTGGTGGTGGAGGTGGTACCACTACTTACAAGCAGATTCAGTACACGCAAACATCCGTTGCCCAGGCACGTTCCATGCTTATTGGCGTGCTTACTGAGGCTCTGGGTCGCTATCCCACGGACGAAGAGGTAGCCGAGTTTCTGAAGATTGTGAATAAGCAGGAGCGAAAGTCACCTACTAAGACAGTTACACGCACCACTACTGAGGGCGATATGACGAGGGCTGTGTCGCGTACTACACCGAGTACGGTTGACGCTCAGGCGCTTGCTGAGGAGTTTGCTCAGGGTGTCGGTGGCGGCGCTCCTGCTGAGGCTAACGCAGCGGCTAACTATCTTGCTGGATTCCTTGAGTCACTTGGAGCGCGATAATGGCTAAGACACCGACATCTAAGTGGAATCCTGACGGTATCGACTACAACAAGGATAAGCAGGTCGATGCTAACGATGACATGTTTGCCGTTAAGGACTATGACGGTGACGGCAAGGTTAGCCAGAAAGAAGAAGAGCGCTTTATTAAGGAGCGCGACGAAACTAATACTGAGTACAAATACAACGCTAAGGGCGAACTTGTTGAGAGTAAGGTAACTGGTAGCGGGAAGGAAGTTCCCGAACCAAGCCTTAGTTTCAGCCAATATACCGAGAAGTTTCTCGCCAATAAGCCTGAGGTTCGCAGGGCTATTCAACTTGCTATTAAGTACAAGTGGAGCCAAGATCAGTTCAATAACTACATCGAAGCGGAAACCGCTTGGGGTAAAAGCACTACGGATACTCAGGCCGCGTTTGATCTTCAGATTAAGGGCAACAAGAGCGAGGAACTAACCGATCCGACAACGGGAAAGATTCCTGTTACTCGTAAGCGGATTGCTGATCTTGCTACTTCTATGGGTGTCACTATTGCTGACGCTAATCTTGAGAAGTACGCGAAGACCGTTGTTCGTAGCGGTCTTGACGACGAAACTGTGCGCGCTTGGATTGCGGGTCAATTCAGTATGGCTCCCCCGGCAGGCGCAACGGGGCCGACGCTTCCTGGCGAGCCTGGAGCCCCGGCTGCTCCCGCACAAACAATTCAAGGAACTGCGTCTGAGATTAGTGATGCTATTAAGCGGTTGGCTCGCTCTTACGGTGTGACTATTACTCCCGAAACTTTGCAGACAAAAATTCAGGAGGGTTTGCGTCAAGGCCCAAACTGGACTTCATGGGTTGAGGGACAGCGCAACATTTTCCGGCAGTCCGCTAAGACGATGTACGCGACGGTAGCGGACAAGTTGGATGAGTACACGCTTGAGGATCTAGTGGACCCGTATCTTGAGGATGCCGCTAATTTGCTGGGCGTGCCTAGAATAAATATGGATTTGTCTAACCCAATGTGGACTAAGGCATTGTCTGGTGCTGATGGTAAGCCAATGACCCGTGAGGAATGGATGCGTACTTTGCGTATGGACAAGCAGTACGGCTGGAACAATACCCAGCGGGCTAAAACCGAAATGGTCGAACTTGGTGATGAACTTCTAGCAGCGTTTGGAATGGCATAATGGCAACTCCTCCTCGCGGCAATTCATCTGGTGCTACAAGTGGTGGGCCAAATCGTGGTTCTGGTGGCGGCGGTCGTGGCGGTGGCGGCGGCGGCGGTCGCGGTGGTGGCAAAACTCCTCCTCGCGATCCTCAGCCTGGTTTTTACTGGGTAAAAACTCCAGGCGGGCAATGGAGAGAAAGGTCAGTCGATCCTGGCCCAACTGGGCCGAGCGGCCCCACGGGAACTACTGGTCCTACGGGAACTACCGGAAGTACCGGAAGCACCGGGTCAACTGGTCCTGCCCCTGAATACACGCCTATTGTTACCGGCGCGACAGAGTACATGGAAGCACTTTTGGCTTCTGCGGTTGGTGTCGCTGGTCTTGGTAATTGGGCTGCGAACCTTTACATGCAGGGCGCTTCTCCAAACGAAATTATTCAGGCTCTTAGGTATGGGATGGATCAGAGCCCCGAAGGTCAGGCAGCGCACCAGAAGTATTTGGCTGCTTTTCCTGGCATGGATGAGTTCATTAAGGATGGAACATTCTCAGGTGAGGCTCCTGAAATGCAGTACATCGCGTATCGGAACGCGGTGAAGGAGGCTGGGGCACGCTATGGGGTCAATGTTGATCTGACCAGTCCCACAAAGATTTATACTTACTTGAAGAATAATGTTTCTGCTGCTGAAATTGCGGATCGCATGAGTACCGCTGCTAGCGCAGTAGCCACAACACCCGTAGAAACACTCACCCTACTTAACGAATACTACGGAGTAGGTAGCAGCGATCTCATTAGTTTCTTCCTAGATACGGATGAGACAGAGGCAATGCTTCAGAAGCGGTACACCGCTGCGCGCATCGGCACCGAGGCTGTCCGAAATCAATTTGGCGTCAATGCTACCGAAGCAGAAGCCCTAGCCACCCGTGGGATCGGCGTGGGCGAAGCAGCCCAAGGATTCCAGGCCGCAGCCCAGCGTCGCTCCTTCATGGGAGGCGCAGGCGAAACGGCATCCCGAGAGCAACTTATCGGGGCATCTTTCGGTGATGTAGAGGCTGAACAGGCGATTGCCCGTATCGGTGGCTCTCGCGCAGGACGATTCGCTGAGGGTGGCGGGTTTGCTGCTGGGCAAGAAGGCGTAGGCGGGCTAGGTTCAGCGACACGCTGACCCGGCTATTGCATAACTGAATATTGGATGTAGTATTTGGAGTGAGCCAAACGTTGGCCCCCTGAAAAGGGGCGTGCTAACCGGCTCAGGTGCCGGGCTAGGCATTGACCGTCCTATGCCTGAGTAATAAGGGTCACTCATTTAACCATGCTCCGAAAGCCATGCTCCCGTGGTTTTCGCGCTATAGCAGATTGGGAAGGCAATGTCCGACAACTACACAGATGACGACTTCGATCTTGACGCTGACGACAGCAATAGCATCCAGAACCTTCGACGGGCCGCTAACGCTGCTAAGAAACTCAAGGCCGAAAACACCCGAATGAAGCGCGAACTTGCTTTTGCTAAGGCCGGGATTCCCCTCACAGACCCCAAGATGAATTACTTTGTCAAGGGATACGAGGGCGAGTTGGAGCCCGATGCGATTCGTGAGGCAGCGACAGAGGCCGGGTTCCTTGCTGTAGAGGCCGCTCCCCAAGAGCAGGTTTCAGACGCTAACGCCGAGGCTGTGGCTTACGCCCAGCAGCGAGTAATGGCGGCATCAGCGGGAGCCACTTCAGAAGATATTTCTGAGGCTGCGGCGCTGGCTCGCATGGAATCCGCAATGCAAGAGGGTGGTCTGGAGGCAATGTTGGACGTTGCCCGACAGTACGGCATCCCCACTAACGCTGAATATTAGGAGAATAAGAAATGCCAGCAGGCACCGGCACCCCCGGTTCTAACCAGAACGGCCCTCTCGCAGCGCCGTCTTTTTCCCCCGGCGAGATTGTTACCGCTGCGGGTCCGCTGAGCAACAACGCTCCGGCCCCCGTCGTTGACATCACCCTGGGCTCGCAGTTCGTTACCAAGGCGTACGACCTTGCGATTTACCCGGCCCTCCGTCCCGAACTTATCTTTGACCAGTTCGCTACGGTTCGCGCCACCCGCCTTACGCACCGTGGCGCTAGCGTCCGGTTCTCATTCGTTGACGACATCAGCGAGCAGGTCACCCCGCTCCTTGAGAACATCGACGTTGACAGCGTGACCCTTTCCAGCAAGGCTCTCTCGGTCCCGATGGACGAGTTTGGTACTGCTGTCACCACCACGGCTCTGCTCCGTGGCACTTCGATGATCCCGGTGGACCCGCTGGTCGCTGAGCGCGTCGGCTACAACGCCGGTATCTCGGTTGACACGCTGGCTCGTCAGGCTCTTGATGTCGCGTCCATCACTTACGATGACGCTTCCACGGCGACCATCACGGAGATCGGTTCCTCTAGCGACTTCCTCAACTCTTGGCTCATTCAGGAGGCTGTCGCTAATCTTCAGTCGAACAACGTCCGTCCCTTCCGTGGCGGTCAGTACGTCGCTGTTGTGTCGCCGTACCAGGCCCAGCACCTCAAGTCCGATACCACGGACACGGGCTGGCGCTACACGGTGTCCCGCAACGAGGGCGCCGCTGGCAACAGCATCTTCATGGGCGAGATCGGCACCTACGAGGGTGTCCGCATCATTGTCAACAACCACCTCACCAGCACGGGCATGGCTTACGTCATGGGTGCCGAGGCGCTGTCGAAGGTTTACTCCGACGCTCCTGGTTTCGGCCCGAACCCGCGCGTGGTCGTGTCGCCGGTTGTGGATAAACTGCGCCGTTTCGCCTCTATCGGCTGGTACCACCTGGTCGGGTACTCGGTGTTCCGTGCGGATGCTCTTGTTCGCATTGAGACTGATCCGGGCCTCCAGCCCCCGCCCGCCTAAGACGGACTGAGAGGGAGGGGCCTGCACTAGCGGGCTCCTCCCTCACAGGGGAGTGACTGATGAACAAGGTGAAGAAGGTCATGGGAGAGTACAAGCGTGGCACTCTCCACTCCGGTTCCAAGAAGGGGCCGAAGGTTAAGTCTCGTAAGCAAGCGGTCGCTATTGCTTTGAGTGAGCAGCGGCGCGTGAAGAAGCGGAGCAAGTAGATGCCAGCGAAGGGTCCCGGTTACGGGAGCAGTGGTCGCATGAGTGGTGGCGCTGGTCGCCACGCCAAGCCGTCTGGCGCTTCTCGCGTTAAGACTGGTATGAGTAAGGTTCGGAAGACTAAGGGCACTTCTAACTACGGCAGCGTCGATAAGAGTGGCATGTTTCGTGGTTGGGGTTCTGCTTCTCGCGCTGGTGCTGAGGGTCCGAAGAAGTCTTCTGGTAATCGTTTTGTTATGCCGTCTACGACTAAGAAGAAGAAGCGGAGCAAGTAATGAAGTCTCAATCCACGGGCGGCACTAAGGGCAACGGCCCTAAGTGGAAGGGTCAGACAAGCGGCTCTTACGGTCCCCAGTATGAGCGCACTACCGCCGTTACTCGCCGTAAGGCTGCTATGGCTAAGAAGTCTGCTACTGCCCCTAAGCGTGGATCGAAGAAGAAGTAATGCCTGCTAAGTCTGGTCGTGACCCCCGGCTCGCAAGGGCCGGGGTTAGCGGCTTCAACAAGCCGAAGCGTACGCCGTCGCATCCCACTAAGTCGCATGTTGTTGTGGCTAAAGAGGGTAGCCAGGTGAAGACGATTCGGTTTGGTCAGCAGGGTGTGACGGGTGACCGTCAGCCCACGAAGCGTCAGGCGTCGTTTAAGGCGCGTCACGCTAAGAACATCGCTAAGGGCAAAATGTCCGCAGCGTACTGGGCCAACAAGGTGAAGTGGTAGTCATGTGCATGGCTTGTGGATGCGGTATCGCTAATGACAAAAAGTCCACGGTGATGATTGACGGCAAGGTCAAGGTCACCCACGATGGGATGAAAGAGGGCGGCAAGTGAAGGCTCAGACTAAGGGCAACCGCGCTACGGGTTCGTACGCAAAGGCCAGCCGTAACAGCAAGGCGAGCGTTGTAATGATGCGCCCTAAGAAGGCTCAGAAGTCTGTTGCCCGTAAGGGCGCTGAAGGGCCGAAGCGGAAGAAGTAGTGGCTACCGTCCAACTGTTAGGTAGAGGAACCTACGGCCCCGACGTACCGATGGGCCGTGGGGTTTCTCGCCTGTGGATGTACTTCCTGTCACCACCAGCCCAGAACAGCGTAATCGTTTACGACGACGGTAGCGTTGTTGAAGCACCAGGATTTGAAAACAGCCAGATTCAGGCCGATAACGTCTACGTGTTTATTCTTGGTGGGACTCGTTTTCGCTGCGAAACTGGGTCATTTGAGTACAACGCTCTAACTGCTGCTGGGTATACTTGGCAGACGATTACCGGCTTTGATGAGTACGGTGAGGATTACGATGACCAGTACCCATAGGAGTGTTTATGCCTACGCTCCCAAGTCCTAATCGTGCGCCTGGTGACCCGAATCATGCGAGTGACACCAATTTAATTATTGATGCAATTAACGCTATCCAATCGCAGGTGGATAACTTTCCTCCTGGCCCTACTGGTCCTGTTGGTCCGACAGGTCCGACTGGTTCAGTAGGTGCGACAGGCGCTGCCTCTAACGTTACAGGACCTACAGGTAGCCAAGGTGATGCTGGTCCTACTGGACCTACTGGCGCGCAAGGACCTGTTGGCCCTACGGGAACGCAGGGACCTACGGGCGCGCAGGGCTTTCAGGGGATCGTCGGCCCAACCGGGCATATCGGACCCACCGGGCCGCAAGGCAATTCCGTCACCGGCCCGACAGGACCGACTGGCCCCCAGGGTGATCGTTACCAAACCACTTCCACTACGCCAATGACTATCATTGCTAGCGGGACACTTAACTTTACGATCCCTACTGGGTTGGCTTACACAACTAATCAGACGATTCTTGTCTCGCATGATTTTGCTAACCACATGCACGCAGAGATCGACACCTATAATGCTTCAACTGGTGCGGTAGTTGCTCAGGTCAGCGACAAGGAAGGCAGCGGTACTTACTCGCTGTGGGAAGTTAACCTATCTGGTGCTGTTGGTGCTGAGGGTCCGACTGGTCCTACGGGTGCTACGGGTGCGCCGTCCACGGTTACTGGCCCGGTAGGTCCGACTGGTCCGGTAGGTCCGACTGGCCCTCAGGGTCCTGCTGGGGCTCAGGGAATCCAGGGAATCCAGGGGAATACAGGTCCTACCGGCGCGACTGGGTTGGCTGGCAGTACGGGGCCGACTGGACCTATTGGCCCTACTGGTTCTACTGGCACTCCTGGTGTCACGGGTCCAACCGGTCCTACTGGACATATTGGACCGACTGGTGCGAATTCCACGGTGACTGGTCCGACTGGGCCAACTGGACCGATGGGTCCTGCCGGTACTAACGGTGGCATCGGTCCGACTGGTCCTACGGGTGCAGCGTCTACGGTAACTGGACCCACGGGTGCCGCTGGCGCTAACGGAGCCCCTGGTATAGATGGTCCGACTGGGCCAACTGGACCTCAAGGTGCTATTGGCCCTACGGGTCCTCAGGGTCCGACAGGTCCCATCGGGGCGACTGGCCCCACAGGATCAACCGGACCTACCGGCCCAGTCCAATTCGCTTCTTACCAGACATCCGCTCCTTCGAGTCCTGTCACGGGACAGATTTGGATGGATTCGGACGCCACCGTATGAAAATAGCCGTCTATACCATCGCTAAGAATGAGCAGCAGTTTGTGGAACGCTGGCAGCAGTCAGCCTGCGACGCAGACTCGCTACACATTCTGGACACGGGCAGCGACGACCGTACAGTAACGGTTGCCCGTGATCTTGGTATTGATGTGGTCGTGCGGAAGATTGACCCGTGGCGATTCGACCATGCTCGTAACGCAAGTCTCGCTATGGTTCCTAACGGTGTTGACTTGTGTATTGCGTTGGACATGGATGAGGTTCTGCTACCTGGGTGGCGAGACGAACTGGAAAAGGTCGGGGCAAATGTTACGCGACCGCGCTACAAGTACACATGGTCATGGAAGTCTCCGAGTGTTCCAGACCTCCAGTACGGGGGAGACAAAATCCATTCCCGTAACGGGTACAAGTGGAAGCATCCCGTTCACGAAGTTCTTGTCACAGATGGTATTGAAGAAGTGCAGGAATGGACTGATCTGGAAATTCACCATCATCCTGACCATACGAAGTCGCGGGGCCAGTATTTTTCGCTGTTGGAATTGGCGGTAGCGGAAGACCCTGAGGACGACAGGAACTCTCACTATCTGGCCCGAGAGTATTTCTTTCACAATAAGATGGATGAGGCTGAGGCCGAGTTCAAGCGGCACCTATCTTTGCCTAGAGCGGCATGGCCTGCCGAGCGAGCCCAGTCGTACCGCTATCTGTACAAGATTACAAAGAACTCTGACTATCTTCACTCTGCTATTCGTGAGGACCCTCAGCGCCGTGAGGCCTACGTTGACTTGTCTTTCCACCACTACCTAGAGGCCGAGTGGATGCCATGTCTTGCTGCCGCTAAGGGCGCTCTAGCAATCACGGAGAAGCCGTTGATGTATCTGGTTGAGGGGTTTGCGTGGGGAGAACTGCCGCATGATTTGGCGGCTGTAGCGGCCTACGAGTTGGGCTTGTATCAGGAGGCTAAGTATCACGGCATGGAGGCGGTCAAACTGTCTCCTTATGACGATAGACTTATTACTAATCTGAAGATGTATGAGGAGGCGGCATGACGACGATTGCGAATATGGTTGCTGACGCGCGCCGCATTACCTACGGGTCAATGACTGAGCAAATCAACCTTATTGCCTCTACCGCTGCGGCGGGGGCTACGTCATTGATATTGGAACTTGATGTCACGGGTATTACCCCAGGTTCCATTCTGTCGTCTGGCTTGAATGTCTGGTATGTCAAGGGTGTCCAGACTTCCGGCAATCAGGTGTTCGTCATTCCTGGCTATGACAATTCTCCACAGGTTGTGGCTAACGCTGCGGATACTGTCATTATTAAGCCTAGGGTTACTGACTGGTATTTGTTTAATGCTATTAACGACGAGATCAGGAAACTGTCATCCCCCACTAACGGGCTGTACCGGGTAGGCACTTGGGTAGTTGACGTTTCACCCACCTACCAGACGTACGAGGTTCCGTCCGAGGCGCTGGACATGGTGAACATTCTGCGTGTCCGTTATCGCTGGCCTGGAACCCCCGATGTGTGGAGCGACATCCGTACCTCCTCGTATCGTTGGATTGTTAGCGAGACTGGTAACAAGATTCAGTTGCTTGTTAACGTGCCGTCAGGAACAGAGATTGAGTTCACATATAAGGCCCCATTTGTTGAGGCTACAAGCCTTACTGACGATCCCGTTGCTGATTGTGGGTTGGCGCAGACGATGCTTGATTTGCCTCCGCTTGGAGCAGCAACCACGTTGCTGAAGACCACGGATTCGCGACGTAATCAGATTAGCGCGCAGGGTGATCCGCGTCGCGCTACTGAGGTTCCTCCCGGCTCTAATCTTTCATCGGCAGCGATGCTGGATCGGGATTACAAGGCTCGCGTGCAGGATGAGTACGTTCGTCTGGTGCAGCGGTTCCCCATTTTTAAGGGCGTGTAATGGCACAGATTACGCGCCAGTTTGACGAGCCGTATAGCGAACGCAACACAGGGTTGCCGTCGTGGTTTTCGCCTTCTGTTGTTGGCCTGAATGGTAGGCCGTATCTCGTTGACAATGAGGGCGGTAACTATCGTCGTCAGGGTGTCGATGTTGTGCAACAGCGCAACACTTCCGACGCGCGTGACGTTCTCTTGTTGCCGCAAGATGTGTGGCGGCAGATGCAGCAGTCGTGGCATTTCGGGGCGGGCCAGTCGAACCTTGACCGGGACAACGCTCTACCGTATAGGTACCAGGATTCGTTTGGTATTGATCCGTGGACGCAATGGCAGGTGTCGCTACTACCCGCTACGGAGAAACTTGGTGAGATCACTTATACCGGCGATGTGTGGATTAGCGCTATCGGTGATTACCTTTGCGTATTTAATGGCGAAACTGTTGCATGGTTTGACGAACTAGCCGACGACGCTACCCCCGTCGGCACGGTTACGTTTTCTACTGGGCACGACATTGTAGACATCGCTAACGACGGACTTGTCGCTACCGCGCTTACTGATGACCGTTATATCTGGTATGTGGATAGTCCTACTGGCACTCCTGCTAAGTGGGCAAATCACCAGTACACCACGGGTGTTACGTTTATTGCGTGGGAAAAGGATTATCTGATTGTTGGTGACGGCAACGTTCTTAAGAACGCCGTTAAGGGAAATAACCCTGCCACCATTTATACGCATCCAGATACGGCGTTCCGCTGGTACAGCGCATGTTCTGGCAGCCAGTTCATTTACGTTCTTGGTCGGGTAGGGGACCGCACCACTATTCACAAGGTTGGTATTAAGCCTGACGGTACTGGGCTGCTTCCTGCTATTGTCGCTGCCACTTTGCCTGATGGTGAGATTGGCACGATCATTGACTCGTACCTTGGGTACGTCTTTATCGGTACAGATAAGGGTGTCCGCATGGCGCAGGCCGATGGGAACGGTGACCTAGTTCTTGGCGCAATCATCCCTACGGCGCAGCCAGTCAAGTGCTTTGAGGGCCAGGACCGTTTCGTTTGGTACGGCAACAGCGCGATCAGCGGACAGTACACAGACAACGAGAACAGGTTTCCTTCGACTACCGTGTGTGGTGTAGGACGTATGGACCTAAGCACGTTTACGATTGGTCCGCTAGTTCCGGCGTATGCGAATGATATGTATACGTTGGAGGAAACTGGTAAGGATGTCCAGTCCGTTACGACTTATTTGAATAAGCGCGTGTTTTCCGTTAAGGGCGCGGGCGTCTTTTTTGAGTCAAATAACAGGGTTGAGTCGGGTTGGCTCAAGCAAGGCACCATGTCATTCTCCGTCGAAGACCTCAAGACCGGCCTTTACACGCAGGCCAAGTGGCTTCCGCTAGAGGGCGAAATCGACATCGACCTTTCTTATGACTCTGGTGATTATGAGCGGGTAGCGGAGTTCTCTATTCAGGGAACAGTCCGCTCGGACAATGTGTATCTGGATGGTCGCCAGTTTACCCGCGTTAACCCTACCTACATTCTGTGCCGCTGTGTGGGGGAGACATCTAGCGGGCCAACGTTTACCCGTTGGGAGATTCGCGCTGTTCCGGTGAAGGGTCGGTCGTCTCGGTGGACTATTCCAATTATGAACTATGACACGATTGAACTTGATGGTGTTGTGTATAACCGGGATGTCCTTGCTGAGTTGGATTCGTTGATGAACTTGTGTCAGAACGGCAACCTGTTTGTGCTACAGGAGTCTGGTAGGGCTTATCAAGTTCACGCTAAAGATTTTCTTTGGCAGCCAGAAAAGTTGTCAGCCAATGGTAAAGGTTGGCAAGGAACCTTTACAATGATCGTGGAGGAAATGGCATGAGACGCGAATACGTTGGCGGCGCACAGGCCGCTCGGCTTACGGCAGGCTTGGGCGGTACTTCCCTTGACCTCACCATCTCCTGCAACGATCTTACTAACTGGCCCACCGGAACAGGTGGCACCCCTTTCTATGTTGTTATTGATCGCGGCACCGCAAGTGAAGAGAAGATTCTTTGTGGTTCTCGTAGCGGTAATACTCTTTTGGTTTTTGATAATGGCGTGACGGTCGGAAGGGGCGCAGACGATACTAGTATCACGGCCCATTCGAACAATGCAATCATCGAGCATGTATTCACAGCAACAGACGCAGACGAATCAAACGCACACATTAACGTAGGACATCCGCAAATTTTTTACCAGACAACGGCACCCACTTTGCCCGCAGCGGGAAATCTTTGGGTAGACTCTGACGGAACGGTTTAGGGAGCAGTCATGGCAGATCGTCCTACATATGTGTGGACTGGCAGCGCGTGGGATACTATCGCTGATCCTGGCGCTGTTCGTGAATCTCTAGTTACCGCCAAGGGGCAGGTAGTCGGCGCCTCCGGCTCTGGCGTCACGGTGGCGATACCCGCCGCATCCGGTAATGGTCAGGTCATCGTGTCTGACTCCGCACAGGCGAGCGGTAACAAGTTCTCGTCTGAGGTTGGCACTTTGTCATTCCCTGACGGCTCCGCGTCGGCCCCGTCAATCACCAATACGGGTGACCCCAACACCGGGATCTACTTCCCCGCGGCCGACACGGTTGGCATCGCTACGGGCGGGCTTCCGGCGGCGGTCTTCGTGGCCGGTGCGATCAGTAACCCCACGTTCACCGGCACGCCTGCCGCTCCGACTGCCGCCGTCGATACAAATACGACCCAGGTGGCGACCACGGCTTTCGTTCTCGGGCAGGGTGGGACCGCTACGCCGCTGGTAAACGGTACGGCATCGGTTGGTAGTAGCCCGCGATATGCGCGACAGGATCACATACATGGCACCGACACATCGCGGGCTCCGTTGGCGAGTCCTAATTTTAGTGGTTTGCCTATTGCTCCCACGGCAATTGCTGATACAAGTACGGGTCAAATAGCGACAACCTCCTTTGTTATGGGCCAGGCAGCCTCGGCTGCTCCCTTGATGAATGGTTCCGTCAGCGTAGGCGTTTCGGGGCGGTATGCCCGAGCGGACCATGTTCACCCGACTGATACGTCAAGGGCTCCCCTAGCGAGCCCCACGTTCACCGGCGTGCCTGCCGCTCCGACTGCCGCCGCTGACACAAATACGACCCAGGTAGCGACAACCGCCTATGTCGTGGGGCAGGCTGGGGG